GTACAAGTCAAAACAACTCGAGCAGATAGGAGAAATGTTCTGTGAAGGGAAAGTTAAGACTGGCGACTATTTTTTGTATACCGATGCCTGGAATCCTACAGTTATACAACTACGCTACATGGCAGAGTTACTGGGTGTTAGCATTCGCATTGGTGGCCTCTGGCATGCTGGTAGTTATGACCCACAAGATTTCTTGGGAAGATTAATAGGTGACAAACCTTGGGTAAGACATGCTGAAAAGAGCATGTATTACACATACGATGATAACTTCTTTGCTACAGATTTTCATATTGAGATGTTTGTGCGTACATTGTTTGGACTTGATAATCCTTGGGAAGAAGATGATGTAGCAGAAGCACTTGCTGGCGAGTGTGATAAGATTAAACGTGTTGGCTGGCCTATGGAGTATTTAAAAAATACTCTAGATAGTTACAAAGGCATGGAAAAGCGTAACCTTATACTTTTCCCGCATCGTATTGCTCCTGAGAAACAAGTTGAAATATTCCGTGATCTAGCAGAACAACTTCCTGAATATGAGTTTGTTGTATGTCAGGAACGCTCTCTTAGTAAAAACGAATATCATAACTTGCTAGGTGAAGCAAAACTAGTGTTTAGTGCTAACCTACAAGAGACACTTGGTATTAGTTGGTATGAAGGCGCACTTGTAAATGCTATTCCTATGGTGCCAGACAGACTAAGTTATAGTGAAATGGCGCTGCCTGAATTTAAATATCCAAGTGCATGGACTGAAGATTACTTTGCTTATAGAAAGTATAGAGGTTTGATAGTTGACAAGATTCGAGATTATGTAGAAAACTATGAAGACTATCTTGTAAGTTTAGACAAACAACGTACTAAACTAAACAAAGAGTTTTTTAGCGGAGCAGCCTTGTATGACACAATCAAAGAACGATAGTACTATTACTATCACCGGTCTTAATCCAACTGACGATGTTCATCTCACTATCGAAGATGAAACTGTCTACGATTTAGATACGTATAACAGTAGTCAGAGTGGAGAAATAAGCATGGCTTACGATTCGTATACTACAGGAAAAGACGACGATATTGTTATCAATATAACTGGTAGTGGAACCGATACAGTTACATTTGATGTAGGAAGCCTTTTTTCAGGTGATGCTGATCTTGATTTATCAAACATAACATTTGGTAACTCAGAAGATTTTATAGATCACCTTCCAAGCATTGATCGTGTTCGTAAAATGTGTGAAATATATCCGGGGCTTCAAAAGGCTTACGAAAATTTTGAAGTTATTTACAAAATGGTAAACCAAGACTATGAAGGCAAGAAAAAAGCAGGAGAAATCGACGATGATGAACTTCCGTTCTAGATTTTTAAACTGGCTAGAAGGAATAGGCCGCAAACGAGTAATTATGGATCGTTACGAAAACGAACCTTACTTGACTCGTTATTATCTTTTTTTAAAAGATCGCAAATGGTTTCCGTTTAACGTCTTTTTACATAATTTTCACAAAGGAGACTTAGATGATTTACATGATCATCCTTGGCCTTATTTTACTCTTATTCTCCGTGGCGGCTATTGGGAACATACGCCTCGAGGAAGATTTTGGAGGGCGCCAGGCCACTTCAGGCTTAACGGCTCAAAAAGCCTACATCGTATTGAGCTTGAGCCTGGTGTTGATACTTGGACTTTGTTTATACCTGGTCCTAAACTAAGAGAATGGGGATTCATACGCCAAGGTGTGTGGGTGCAACATGAACAATATTTAAGAGAGAAGTATGAGCTTGAACATTAAAAAACACTATTACACCTGGCAGGACATAGAACGTGCCTGTATAAACATCGCACTACAAATGTATAACGACAATTGGCGTCCTGACTACATTGTAGGTATTACACGAGGCGGCAACGTACCTGCTACTATTCTTAGCAATATGTTAAATGTACGTGGCGAAGCACTAAAAGTTAGTTTGCGTGACAGCAACGACGGCGAATCAAGCGAAAGTAATTGTTGGATGAGCGAAGATGCATTTGGATACGTTTCTGAAGAAGAACGTGCATCTTATAAAAGTCGTTGGGATATCTCTAGACGTAAAAATATTCTCGTTGTAGATGACATTAACGATACTGGTGCTACATTCAACTGGATCAAGGAAGACTGGCAGAGCAGTTGTTTACCACATTCAGAAAGTTGGAATACTGTGTGGCATAATAATGTGCGTTTTGCTACAATTACAGATAATCTAGCAAGTAAATTTAACGGCAAGGTAGAATACACCACACACGAAGTAAATAAGGCCGAAGAAGATGTTTGGTTAGTTTACCCGTGGGAGAACGTAGGGTAATGAATGACGATTACATTCGAGCATTAGAAAAAACTATTGCACGTAAAAAAGAAGAACTTGAACAAATGGTTAAGGACGGTGTTAAGTACCAAAAATGCCAATTGTTACGCGAAGAAATTTACAGAAAAATGAGAACTCTTGCACAATACAAAAAAGGAAAAAGAAAATGATGTTTTCAGAAGTTCCGTGGAACGATGTTTTAATTGACACTAGAGAATACACTGTTTTCAAAGATGGCTTTCCAGTTACCGAAGGCCATGTTCTTTTTGTACCAAAGGTAGAAGATTGGGAACACCTTGCCAAATGCTACAAGGCTGCATATGCTTGGGGCTATGATTGGGTGCAAAAGGGTTACTGTGATGCTTTTAATATTGGGCAAAACGTAGGTACAGAAGCAGGTCAAACTGTAATGTATCCGCATGTTCATCTTATTCCAAGACGCAAAGGAGACATGAGCGATCCACGAGGAGGCGTTAGACATGTTATTCCAGAAAAAGGTAACTACAGAAAACAAGAAGACAAAGCAACAAGAGAGTACTATGAGCATGTTGCTAGACAAGAACGTTTTGATTTTTAAGGAGAGAAACTAATGGCTTGTCCATGTGGAAGATCGCCAACAGGCAAATGTATAGGTTGGCACAAATTAACCGAGGAGCAATACCTCGTTAAAAAAGCAGAATATGAAGCAAAACAACAGGAAAGGAAGAAAGATTGAAAGAACAGTTAGTAAAAGCCGCTCGTATGCATGCCGAAGGAGAACTCGAACGTGCAAAAACTAATGTAATGGTATATATGAACCAAAGCGTTGGAATCGGTGAACACAGTGATATTGTTGAAGCAATTCAAGAAGAACTTGATAAAATGGCTTCAGCAACTGATCGAATCGAAATGCTTGAACTACATTTCGGGGCGTAATGACTACACTTTTTTTAGGTGATAGTCACAGTGCAGGTTATACTATTGACAACGATGGTAGAGCGTTACACTGGACAAAAAATAACTATGCAGAAATTTATTCTGCACAAAATAACAAGCAGTGTGCAATATATGCCCAAGCAGGAGGTTGCAATAGAAAATTTCCTGCTTGGCTAAGTTGTATGCTCGATCGCTATGATATAGACAAAGTTTTCATACAAAGTACACACTGGAATAGATATCTAGTTGCTACAGACCCTAATTTAGATTTAGGTGAAAGTTATAAAATTGATGCGTTTTTAGAACGTAACGAAGATAGTGATAACGGACTTGTTCATAGATATACAGACAAGAGATATGCCGGAAATCGTTATGAAGCACTTATGGGCCAATTTGAAGAATATTGGGACAAATACAAAGGTTTTAGGGGAAGTATAAACAATCCACAAGGAGAGTTTGAAATACTCGAAAATCAATATCGTTATACAAAACTCTGGCACGAAGCACTTACACATTTACAGTTACGTGATTATATTGCAGATATGACTGTAATAGATCATATGGTAAGGAACACTAATATTCCTGTATATGTGTGGACTATAAACAATAGAATACACTTACCAAAAAATACACAATTATATAGAGGTTTCGACAATGTTAAATTTGTGTATACATCTGCTGAAGATTTCTTATTCGAAAGACATCGAATGAAAATATCGAAAATGCTTGTGGCAGATAATGAACACTACAATTACGATGTACATTCCGCAATAGCAGAACATTATTTGCCTTATATTGAAAAAAACTATTGACAAAAACCTAAATACATGGTATAATATAAACAATAGACATCCTCGTCTATAACTCGGAGAATTGAATGAGCAAAGCATTACAAATTAAAACAAAACTTGAAGAAGCAGGCATCCGCTATTGGGCAGGTGATAACATTTCAGAAGTTTTACAAAACGGTGACAAGGAACAGTTGATCGAAGAAGCAACTGAAGCATTTGAAGGTGTACTAGATGCACTAGTAATTGACCGTCATAATGATCCTAATTCACAAGGAACAGCAAGACGTCTTGCTAAAATGTATTTTAATGAAATTATGGCAGGACGCTATGATACACGCCCGCCTGCAACTGCATTTCCAAATGACGGCAACGACCGCTATCCAGGTATGCTAGTTGTAAGAAGTGAACTTAAATCAATGTGTTCACATCATCACCAACCAGTAAGTGGTGTTGCATACATTGGTATTATTGCCGCAGACAAACTTATTGGTTTGTCAAAATACACACGTTTAGCACAGTGGTGTGCAAGACGTGGCACACTGCAAGAAGAACTTGCAATGGACATTGCCCGTGAAATTATGAACGCAACAGGTAGTGAACATGTAGGTGTTTACATTCAAGCAACACATGGTTGTTGTGAGAATAGAGGTATTATGGCACATAGCAGTCTTACACAGACAACTGTGCTAAAAGGTGCGTTCAACGATGATCCAGGAACTAAAAAAGAGTTTATGGACAATATTAAACTACAACAGGAGTTTGCACCAAGATGAAAGATCCAAAAGTAACAGAACTTGTAAAAAAGTTTAAAAGTGAATTAGCAACTGTCAATAAGACATGGGCTGCTTTGCAAAAAGAAGGTGTATATGTTGATGTTAAGGCAGAAGGTATGCACAGTTATACAGAACCTAAATACTTTGAAATTAGTCGAATGACTCAAAGCGTTGAATATTTTAAGGAACCTGTCAAGTGAAGTTAAGATATAGCGAAGCATTTTACAGTGTACAAGGTGAAGGCAAGTTTGTAGGAGTGCCTAGTGTGTTTCTGCGTACATTTGGTTGTAACTTTCGCTGTATGAACTTTGGTGTAGATACTAAAAAAGATCGTTGGGAGCAACACGCAGAAGGCCAACGTTACAATGCAGAAGTAAAAGCATTGCTAGATGCAGGTGTACACAAAACAACTGAAAAGTTTGAAGACTTGCCTATTATCCATACAGGCTGTGATACATATGCAAGTATCTACCCAGAGTTCAAAGATTTTAATAAACTAGCAGATGTTGACGAAGTTGTTGAACATCTGCTTTCACTTACTCCAGAAGGTAAGTGGACAATGGATAATGGCCAAGATATCCATTTAATTATGACTGGTGGAGAGCCGCTGTTAGCATGGCAAAAGCTCTACATTGATTTATTTGAGCATCCACGTATGCAGGACCTAAAAAATGTTACATTTGAAACAAACACTACACAACATCTACACGATGATTTCTTCAACTACCTCACAGATCAAAACAGATTTACAGTCACTTGGAGTTGTTCCCCTAAACTTTCAGTTAGCGGAGAACCTTGGGAAACTGCTATATTGCCTGCTGTTGCTAGGGAGTATAGCCTTGTTGACGGTAGCGATATCTATTTTAAGTTTGTTGTCGCTACTCAAGATGACTTTGACGAAGTTACTCGAGCTGTCGAAGAATATCGCAAGGCAGGCGTGGAATGCCCTGTCTACCTTATGCCGCTCGGTGGTAGATCGGAAGAGTATAATCTCAATGTTCAAGAAGTCGCCCACGCATGTATGGAGCGAGGTTGGCGGTTCACACCAAGACTCCACATTAGCCTATTCGGAAATGCATGGGGGACCTAAGGTCTTGTATAAAAATAAACAACACGAAAAGGCAATGCAGGCACCAATTGAGAAAAAAGAAGAAGATGTAGATATTATGGATTTACAAAAACGTTTTAGAGAAGCAGGAGGAATGTAATGTGGAATAAACTAAAAGAAGCCCTTGGTGTAACACCTAGGATTATAGAAGAAGAAACTACAGAAGAAGAAAAGACTCCTGAAGACATTCGTCGAGAAGCACTTGAAGCAGAAAAGGCTGCGGCTACTGAAGCAGGTGAACCGTGGGTTGCTGTACTAGATACTCAAATTAATCCTGACAATATTAAAAACGGATTCTTTGAATTAGATTGGAATAACGAATTTCTTGAAAGATTACTTGATGCAGGTTACAAAGGTGGCACACCAGAAGAAATGGTAGATGCATGGTTTCGAACTATTGTTGTGCAAATGTTAGAAGAAGAAGGCATGAGTACTGACAGAGAAATGGGTTATATTAATGTTGTTCCAATCGACAAAGGAAAGAGTTCTGTATCATGAATATCATGCGTGACGATTTAATGGTGCAACAACAAGTTAAATCTGTTTGGCAGCATATGGTTGGCGTTATTTGTTTAAACCAAACAAACCGTAAACAAGTAAAAAGAGTTCTTCCAAAACTATTTGAATATTGCCCAACTCCGCAAAGTTTTTTACGAGCATCTCCTAAACTAATTAAAATGCTTATAGAGCCATTAGGAATGGTAAATGTACGTGAAAACCGCTTACGTAGAATGTCAAAAGATTACTTGACATGGGACGGAAATGATGCTACTATGTTATATGGAATTGGGAAATATGGCAGTGACAGTTATCGATTATTTTACAAAAATGAGATACCTGAAGATGTCGGTGACCACGAATTGAAACGTTATATAGACGAGGAATTAAATGGCAACCTACGTACTAGTTGATACAGCAAATACTTTCTTCCGCGCACGACATGTTGTACGTGGCGATATTGACACAAAAGTTGGTATGGCACTACATGTTACATTGCAGAGTATTAAGAAGGCCTGGCAAGACTTTGGTGCAGATCATGTTGTGTTTTGCTTAGAAGGACGCTCATGGCGCAAAGATTATTATGAACCGTACAAGCGTAACCGGCAAGAAACCCGAGATGCAATGACTCCTGCACAAGCAGAAGAAGACAAAGTGTTTTGGGAAATCTTTGATGAATTCAAAGAGTTTATTGATACAAAGACTAACTGCACTATGATACGTCATCCGCAACTAGAAGCAGATGATCTTATTGCAGGTTGGGTGCAGAATCACCCTAACGATGATCATGTTATTATTTCAACTGACGGTGACTTTGCACAACTAATTGCTCCGAATGTACGTCAATATAACGGCGTTACAAATACAACTATTACACATGAAGGTTATTTTACAGACAAAGGTAAGCCTGTTGTAGACAAGAAAACAGGTGAATCTAAGCCTGCGCCCGACCCTGCATTTATGTTGTTTGAGAAATGTATGCGTGGCGACACTAGTGATAATGTGTTTAGTGCTTATCCAGGTGTGCGCAAGAAAGGCACAAAGAACAAAGTCGGTCTTATTGAAGCATTTGAAGATAAGAATACAAAAGGTTATAACTGGAATAACATGATGCTACAGCGTTGGGTAGATCACAATGGTGAAGAACATCGTGTGTTAGATGACTACAATCGTAACGTTGTATTGTGTGATCTATCTGCACAACCAGCAGATATACGAGAGATAATTAATAATACTATAGCAGAAGTTAAGCCTAAATCCATTTCACAGGTAGGCATGAGACTTATGAAGTTTTGTGCAAAATGGGATTTACAACGAGTTGCAGATCAAGCAGCGACTTTTGCAGAACCGCTACAAGCGAGGTACCCACAGTGACACTTAGAGCAAAACCAGTTTTAAAAGATAAATTTTGGATCGTTGAAAACAACGGTGAAAAAGTAGGAACAATGTCCTACAATGATGA